GCAGGAAGCGACCGGCAACGCTGGTGCCGAGCGGTGCGGTCAGGCGTCCGATCGTCGCCGGACGGCTCACCGTTCCCCGGGACCTGAAGTTCTCCGTCTCGGCGGAGACCGACAGGCCGACGGTCCTGAAAGGCTTGGTGATCAGTGCCGCCATGGCAAAATCACTGTCATCGCCGTCACGAAACCGGGGCAGATCCATCATCAGCCAGACGGGTGAAAAGGACGATCCCGGCGAACGGCCGCTCTTGCGCTTTCGCCGCACGATCTCCCCACCGCCGCCATCGCCCCAGCCGGTCTCGCGGGCCTCGATCTGGCGGACGTCACCATCCTCGATACGGCTGATTGCGAACCGGCCGACAGGTCCGTCCGGCAACGCGACCACATCGCCGGGCTCATAGGCAAGTGCCGTCGGCGGCAGCGAAAAACGCAGGCGCCGGCGCCCGAGCCGCACATCCCGCAGCACCGCCTCAGTCATCCGGCTGGCAGCCTCGTCCGAAAGTGTTGCCGGCAGGCTCAGGCGCATCACCTTGTCGCCAGAACCGGCAAACCGCCGCGAGCGTGCCGTCACGGGCTGGAATCCATCCTCCGCGGACAGATGATCGATGATCACCTCGACCGGAAAGTCGCCATCCTGGCCGATCGTTTCGGTCCAGCGATCCTCGTTTTCGCGTTCCGCCAGCACGGTCAAGGGTCTGGCGGGCGCCGAGATGGACCCGCGCGAGTGGATCTCGATCCGGCCCTCGCGCTCGCTGACATCGAGCCGGAAAGCGGCCGCCAGCGGCTCGAGAAGATCGCGCGCTGAAACAAGGTCGGCGGCCACCAGGCCACCGAGATCGCCACTCACGCCGGCGACAGAAAAGTCCTCGATGCCGGCCTCCTCAAGGATCGCGCCGATCGTCTCGGCAAGGGTGGTCGCACCGAGCCGCCCGTTCAGCCAGTGCCCGAGCTGCCAGTTGCTGCCATCGGCGAACACCGCAAGATCTTCGGGGAAGACGGGCGCCGGCCGGCTGTCCCAGGTCCAGAGAAAGATCGAAGACGGATCGACCATCCCTTCCGGCGCCTCCGCACTCGCCCAGTGTTTCAGATGTGCGTCGAGAAAGCGGCGCTGGGTCGCATCCGACCGCATGCCGGCGGAAAAATAGGGACGCGCGGATTCGGCGGATTTCGGATCGACGAACACGTTCGGCTGGTTGCCGCCGCGATCGATCGCCGGGCAGCCGAGTTCGGTGAACCAGATCGGCTTCATCTTCGGCAGCCAGGCGGAAGGTGTCACACTCTCGCTTCCACCACTGCGATCATGATGGCGGTGGCTCCACCAGCCTTCAAGATCCTTGGGCCGATAGATCCAGTGCTTGCCGGCCAAGCCGTCGGTGATGGGAAGACGATTGCGCGCCCGCCGGCCGGCCTCCGACGCATAGTACCAGTCGAAGCCTTCGCCCGCGGTGATGGCAGCGCGAAAGGCACGCTCATCATCCGCCGAAAGCGCCCCGTCCGGATGTTCGGCGGTAAAATCCTCGTCGCGGAAATCAGAGAGCGGCAGGTAGTTGTCGATGCCCACCGCGTCGATCGCCGGGCTCGCCCACAGCGGGTCGAGATTGAAGAACACATCGCCCGAACCGTCGTCGGGCCGGTAGCTCGCATATTCGGTCCAGTCGGCACCGTAGGTCAGTTTGGTTGCGGGACCGAGAAGGTCACGCAGGTCGCCTGCGAGCGCCACGAGTTTTTCAACGAAGGGAAAGCCGCCACCGGCGCCCCGCACCCTTGTCAGGCCACGCAGTTCCGAACCGATCAGGAAGCCGTCGACACCGCCGGCGACCAGCGCCAGATGCGCATAGTGCAGGATCATCCGGCGGTAGCCTTCATCTCCGCCGGAACAGGTGACCACGCCATCGCTGACCGAAAAATCAGCCGCGACCGTGGTTCCGACGAACTGGGCGATCTGGCTTGCGGCAGCCGCCGTTCCGTCCGGCGATCCGGGCTCGCCGGCGGCAGGGTGGCAGGTGATGCGCCCACGCCAGGGAAAGGCCGACTGTTCATCGGCCCCATAGGGGTCGGGCAGTCCGTTTGCCGGCGGCACATCCATCATCAGGAACGGATAGAGGAACACCTTGAGCCCGCGCGCCTTGAGATCGGCAATGGCCGCCACGACGCTTGCATCGTCGGGCGTGCCGCCATAGGCGGGCTTGCCATCGACCCTGGAGACGAGATGAGCCGTCGTCCGGTCCTGGCCGCAAACGCGCCAGGGGCTGCTCTCGTCTGACCGTGAAGCGGTTTCCACGCCCGGCAGAATACGGCAATGGCCGGCCCTGAGATCGGTGCCGAACCAGCTGACGACAAGCGACACGCTTTCGAGATTGGGGCAGACGGCGACGAGCTCGTCGATCGACGCCTCCCAGTCGGTGGGGGCACGCAACTGATTGCGGTTGAGAATGCGCGCTTCGCCGTCGCCGGTCGTTTCGGTTACCTGAACCGGCCGGTAGCCATGTTCGGTGGCGCCGGGAATGATGGTCATCGCACGCACGCGGGCTTCAAGCCCGCCAACCGGACGCAGCACCTCGAACTGCAGCACCGGAATGCGGTTGCCGAAGCCATCGAGCGGCAGGCGTTCGAACACGACATAGGCAAGGCCGCGATAGGCCGGCGCATGGCCCTCCCCCTGCTTGGCCTCGATCAGCGGGTCGGGCGCCTGTCCCTCGGTGCCGCGGTAAAGCCGCATCTCGATCGTGCCGAGGTCGAGCTCGCGGCCATCGGCCCAGACCCGGCGGATCGCCGCAATCGGCCCTTCGCAGATGCCGATGGCGAAATTCGCATAGTAGCGAAAGGTCTCGACCCGAGGGCCGGTCGCTTTTGAGCCGCTGCGCTCGTTCGTCGCCTCCTCCTCGAACCGCGTCGCCCAGATCAGCGTGCCGCCGACCCGGATCGTACCATAGACGCGATTGATCGCTGTCCCCTCGTCGGCACCGGCCACGCGGGCGGTCGAAAGGCGTGCCCCTTCGATCGTGGTCATGCCGGAAATCAGGCTGCGGTCGATCAGATTGCCCGCAAGCGCACCGGCCGCGCGGCCGATCATCGCGCCCACCGGCCCGAACAGTCCGCCCAGCGCCGCTCCGGCACCCTGGAGAAGAATGGTCGCCATGGTCTGTCCTCGCTTTTCACGCTTGGGAAGTGGTTCGCTTACGAAAGCACCTTGGGCGGAAAGCGGAACACAAAGACGATCCGGCGCTTCCAGCCCGGCACCAGCGCGCTTTCGATCACCCCCACCGGCTCATAGGCATGGATGAAACGGTCGGGACCGCTCATGATCCCGACATGCTTGGCGGCGGCCTCGGCGCGCCAGCGAAACAAGAGCAGGTCGCCGGGTCCTGCATCGACGAGCGGCAAGGGCCGGCCGCAATGACGCAGCGCTGCATCGCGCAGCCGCTCATCGCCTGATCGTTCGGCCCAGTCGATGCCATAGGCACCCGGCACTTCCGGCTCGGTGCCGAAATGCTCGCGCCAGACGCCACGCACCAGCCCGAGGCAATCGCAGCCCACGCCCTTCACAGTTCCCTGATGGCGATAGGGCGTACCGATCCAGCTGCGGGCGATGGCGACGATCTCACTCATAGAGCGGTCCACCGTCATGTTCGATTTCACCGTCGGCGTAGGAATAGGTGAAATCGGCACCCGGCATATGCGGAAAACCACGAAAATTCAGACTGTTCGAGAAACGGCTTCGACACATGTCGAAGGATTTGTCACATCCCGCGACAATGCTGAACGTGTCGCCAACCTCAGGCAGGGTCGCAGGCGGCAGCCAGAATTCGAGGTTGACGGAACCCGCCACAGTTCGGTGCGACTGGATATCGAAGCGCCTTCCGGTGAGCGTCCCGCTCTTAAAAGTCAGGAGCCCCAGCCGGAAGCGGTTCTGCGCCTCGTCGTCCAGTCCCGATACGATGATGCGGCCCTGGGCGGGAACGGAGATAACCGCTCCGGTCGCCCGGAACCCTGCCGACAGATCGACACCGCAGCGGCTATCGCCCAGCATGGCGTCGCAGCGGCTGGAATAGATGCGGCCGCGCGTCTGGCCGAGCCTGTGGGAAAGGCCACGCAGTTCGGCACGAAACAGGCCATCACTGCGTTCGACCTCGCCGATCTCGAAATGCTGCAGCAGAAGTCGCTGGGCCGGTGCCTGCCAGTTCACCCGGTAGAGATCCACCCTTGCCCCATCATAAAGCCCGGCAGCGATCTCCTCGGGTCGGATCGCATCGGCGGAAAAGCCGCCGGTAATCTCGCCACCCTTGACCGCGAGACTGTTTTCCGCCTCGCGATCGCTGGTCGCAAAACCGCTTGCGGCCAGGTAAGTGACACCGCCGAAGGCGAGATCACGGTCATGGTCGGTAAATCCCATCACTACCCCGTCCGTGCGGGTCAGTTTCCAGGCATGACAGAGCGTCGTCGCATCTTGGGAAAGATGCGCCGCCAGATCGTCGGAAAGGGTTTTCATGGCTTGATCTCGATCAGCGGAATGGAGGGAATGCGACCGGCGGAGAAGGCATCGAGACTGACCTCGATCCGGTCGATATCGAAGCGCACCGGCACATCGAAACGAAAGCCGGCACGGATGATTGCGCCGGTCGGTGGCGTTGCACCGGCATCGAAGGTCACGATCCCCGTGTTCGCGTCGACGGAAAAATCACTATCCGGCACCGTGACGCCCGCCACCTGCAGCCTCACCGAACCCCCTCGCGGCTTGGTGATGGTCCGCTCGCTCGCGCCGCCGCCATCGCCATAGGTCTTTACCAGCTGGAACGTGCGGGTGGTTCCATCGCCAACCCCGATGCGCTGGTCGGCAGCAGACAGGGTCTCGGTCGGACCACAGGACTGGAAATCGACCGGATCGACGAAGCGAAATCCATAGAGCTGGCCGCAGCGCGCCTCGAAGAAGGCGACGACCTCGTAGAGATCGGCAAGCGAGCGGATGCCGGAGCCGGCATCATAGCGTCGCCGCGCCTGGGCCCAGGGGCTGTTGCGGCTTTCGCGACCATTGGTCAGCGACACGATATCGGTGCGCCGCATCGGACCACCCGAGGCGCCGAGCGCCAGCCTGAGCGGAAATATCACCTCATGGAACGATGTCATCCTGGTCTCCGGTCGAGTTTTGACGATCTTGGCGGCGCAATCAATTGCCGCGACGGCCGCGCGCCACTGCTCGCGTCAGCATGGCATTGATCTGGCCTTCGGATTTGCGGAACGAGGCCGCATCGGTCGCCTGCACATGGAATGTCACATTCACCGGCGCGGCCTGCGTGCCGGATGCTGCCGCACCGCTGCTGGCTGTGGCTGCCGGCGGGGAGGCGGATACCGATGGCACAACGGCGCCGGAGACAGCGCTGGTCAAACCGGAAATCGCCCCGCCCAGCGCCGTTTCGAGCGGTGCGAGGCCGCTCGAAAGCGCAATCGAGGCAAATCGGTTCGCCACAGTCTGCAACACCTCGGTCAGGCTGTCGCCTTCCAGAACCGCGCCCTTCAGGGCTGCCGTCATCGCGTTGCCGAACGATCGCGAGCGATCCTCAAGATCATCGAACACATCGCGCAGGGCTTCCGCCGAACCGATCATGCCATCGAGCCCGGAAAGTCCGTCACTGTCGCCTGTCATCGTCTGCCTCCATTTGAGCATGGAACGGGGAGCTGTCGGGCCAGCGGGCCATCAGCGCTTCAAGCGTGCCCCGATCGGGCGGCTGCAGCGCACCTCCGCCCTTTCCGGCAGCGGCCAGAAGTTCCGCGGGGGTCATGGCCCAGAACTGGGTGGGAGAAAGCCGCAGCCGGGCAAGACCCAGATCCATCACCGCCGCCCAGGGGAAAGGCTTCGGCGACGGGTCCCGTCCGGCTGCGGCCATCAAGGGCGCGCGGGGTCGTCCGCGCCCTCGGGTTCTCGTGGCCTCTGTCCGAAGGCGGTGGCCATCAGCCTAACCGCCAGCCGGACGGCGCCTTCGACGCCGCCCTCGACATGGCAATCGCGAACCTCTTCGTCGGAGATCCGGTTGCCGCCGCCGCGCAGGCCGGCGCCGATCAGCGCAATCAGACTTGCGGCGCTGAGACCGCCGCGTCCGAGCATCATGGCAAGTTCGGCGATCGTATCGACGCCGAGTGCGGTTTCAAGTTCGGCGATCGCGCCAAGCGTCAGGCAGAGGATCTTGCGTTCGCCATCGATCACCGCCTCGATTTCGCCCCGGCGTCCGTTGGCTCGGCCCAGGCTCATCGTCATGACGAGGCCCCGAAGGTTACGGCCCCGGCGGAATCGAGTGCGATCTCGAACTGCAGCTCGCCGTTATACTGGCCGGAATAGTCGAGCGCGGTGATCTGGAACGGGCCGGTCACGGTCCCGAAATCGGGAATGATCACCTGCCAGTTGAGAATAGTGCCGGAGAAGAAGGAGACCCGCACCAGCCGGTCGGACTCCTGGTCCTTGAACAGGCCGGAGCCGGAAATAGCCGCCCGCCGCACGCCCGCCCCTTCAAGCAGCTCGCGCCAGCGGCCCGTGCTTTCAGCGTCGGTCACATCGATCGCTTCGGCATTGAAGGACAGTTTGCGCGCACGGAGCCCGGCCACGGTTGTGAACCCGGCCCCGTCCTCGATCTTCAGAAGCAGATCCTTTCCCTTCTGGGCTGTCATGGCAATCCTCGCTTTCTCAAAACGGCCCGAAAGGGCGCCGGAAACAGGCTGAAATGCTGTTGGTTCAAAGAAGCCGGAAGCTGCTGCCAATCCGGCTTGCGGTTTTCTCGTCGACCCCCGCCTTGGCTGCGAAGGACGGCCAGTCTGTGAGGGCCGCGCGAACCGTCTCCACCAGGGTCACGGCGCGCCGTTTCTTGAGGCCGGCAAATTCGGCGAATGTCACAAGATCGTCGCGACTGAAATCGTCCGTCCTTCCGTTCAGGCTCATCTGGTGCCGCGCCGTCCACTGGCCGGTGGGGTTGTAGGAGTAGCTGACATCGAAGGCGGGTGCGAGCCGCCACCTTCCGGCCTGGTCCATCAGGAAGGCAATGTTCTTGACATGGTCGTCCTGGTTGCGGGCCATGATGTTGAAGATGGCGCGCAGCACCTGCTGGCCGATTTCCGGAAGACCGAGCTCGATCTGTCGCATCGCCAGAATGGCCTGTTCATAGGAATAGGCCCCGGCATCGTTGAAATCGAAATGGCTCAGTGCCGCCAGCGACTGCATATGCAGGCGGCCGCCCTTTGCCGTGCGGTCGAACCGCCGCGTCATGAAATGGCTGCGCCCGCCTTCTTCATGCAGGCGGCAATCCATCATCGCGATCCCGGCAGCCCGCGCCATCAGGAAATAGGCATATTCGATCCGTCCGAAGCCGAGCGGATCGGCCAATTCCTTGTCTCGATTGCCGGAAACGCCATCGAACTTCATCAGCCAATAGCCAAATCCCTGCGGCGCCCGCACCTGTCCGGATCTGAATTGGCCGGTCTCCTCGTTCCAGGCGATCAGCGCCTTGGCGCGAGCACCCCCGGCCGAAGTACCGACGCGCAGGATATCGGCAAGGCCCTTCTCGTCATCGAGCCGCCCTTCAAGACCGAGTCGTTCGTCGAGAACCTGATTTGCTAGCACCACCAGAGCTGCGACATCGATCATCTCGGTGGTTTCGGCACGACCGGAGGCGGACGGCTCGAATTCGAGCGCCCCCATGCCGCGCGTGCCGATATAGCAGAGCCGCTCGACCGGATTGAACGTTTCCGGTCCGCGTCCCTGTCTGGCGAGCCAGGCATCGATCAGCCGGTTGCCGAACCTGTCGGGCAGGCTATCGGCCAGCAATCCGGGCAACCCCTTGAAGCTCTCGCGGCGGAGCGCCGGGAAATCATAAGGCGCCTCGCGAAGCGGCATCACCAGCGGCGCGATCTCGATGCCGGATCGGGCAAAATCCGGCATGTACTGGAAAACGCCGAGATTGCGGCGCGCATCCCAGACGACAGCGCCGATCTCGCGTCCCCACATCCGGACCGTCGCCTCTGTCATTCAAGATCCTCGCCCCAGCGCCAGGGCTGCGTCTCGTCGCCACTGGCATCCTTTTTGGGTCGGGCCCTTTTGCGGACGGCGGTTGCAGCCAGAGAACTGTTGGCTTGCATCACCGTCCGGCCAATCCTCTGCCGCTTGGCCGCAGAGGAAACCGCCAGCACAGGCTGGATCGAGCGTTCGGCGAGCAGATCGTCGAGCCGATCCTTAAGCCCGAGCGCATCAAAGACGCGATAGAGCGTTTCCACCGAGGAGCCTTTGCCCTGCTCCAGGCGGATCAGGGTGCCGAGGCTGATACCGGCCAGTTCGGCCAGATGGCGCTGGGTCATATTGCGTTCGAGCCGAACCGCAGCGATCCGTCCGCCAAGCGCCTGCTCGAAATTGTCCACCACGATGCTCATAAAACCAGTTTTTTCGTCTTTAACGCTGATATTTGGTCATAATATACAGATTTTTGTATCTTTTGCAAATCACTTTCAGATCATGATTGATGCAATTTTTTGCACCTTATACGAATTATTGTCACTTAATACGCAAATTTTTGAATTTTATATCAAGACTCCATCGCCGCGCGGAAGCGGATGTCGGCCCTGAATGCCTTCGTCTTCTCCTCGCGCCGGATGCGGGCGGCGAGATGCGCGAGGCTCACAAGCGCAAAACCGGCCGGCGCGAGCGCCGCATCGTCGAGGATCGTGCGCACCCGGTCCGCAATCGTCTGGATTTCCTTGCGACCCTCAGCATCCGACCAGGCTTCGATCGTCAGCATCAGTTCCCTGACATCCGGAGCGATCGGCCTTGTCTCGCTTTCGCCGATCACCAGATAGGGCATGGCAAGGCCTGCCCGGCGATGGTCGAAGATCCTGTCCGGCCCCAGCAACTCCTGAAGCGCGGCATCCCCGGCAAGGGCGGCAAAGATCGCCGCCTGAAACGCGTTTTCGGCACTGCTCATGCTTCTTCCTCCCGGCAAAGACACACAAGAAAGCGCCCGGTCTCGTCCGGATCGCGCACCGTCTCGATGGCAAAGAGCCGCGCCCCCTTGCGGAAGCGCTTGCCGGGCGCGACGCGATCGTCAAGGCGCGTCCAGATCCGGTGGCTCGCCACCATCCGCCGCACATGGCCCAGTTCCTCGCTTGCGGCGGAAATCGGCTCGATCCGCGCCCAGAGGCTCGTTTCGACAGTGTGGGTAACGCTGACGCCCCCCTGCCCGTCAGTCGCCTCCACCGGCGCCTCGAGGTCGAGCCGGGCGGTGAGCTGGCCAGCATCGATGAAGGTCAGCACCATCAGAGCCTCCGAATCCGGTAGGGTGCCACGAGCCGCTCATAACCGGCCGGCACGGAAGCGGGCTGCATCTCCAGCGGCAAGGCGGCACGGAACTCCCAAAGCAGCGCGGCATGCAGCAGCATCGCCCGCTTCAGCCCGTCCGGCACCTCGGCGCCGCTGTCGCCGAAACCGGCGGTGAAATCCACCTCGATCCCGTTCATCGCCCGGCCTGCCTCCGGTCGGGTTCCCAGCATCAGCCGGGCCGGTCGTGAGGCCGTGTCGAGCACCATGCCGGCAAGCGGCGCCTCACTTTCCATGCCATCGGCGTCGAAAATGTGGATCGCCTCGACGGAACGGACCGGTCCGCGTTCGAGCATCACCACGCCGCTTTGCGGCCACTGGTCGAGATAGAGCCGCCATTGCTGGCTCAGAAGCGACAGTCCGGTCTCGCGTTCGAGATGTTCGCGCGCCACCCGGATCAGGCCCTCCAGCAGATCGTTCTCGCTGTTGCCGTCAATCCGCAGATGCGCCTTGAGCTCGGCAAGCGTCAGCGCCTCGCCAACCGGCGGGGTTATCAAAGCATAGGTCATGGTCACTCCCGGAAAATCGAAAAGCCCCTTGGGGCGAAGGGCGGCCGGGCCTTTCGGTCCGGTCGCCGTGCGATCCGCCGCTCAGCTCGCGGCGAACTTGATCAGTTTGATCGCCTCGAAATTCTGCACGCCGCCGCCCACGCGCTTGGTCGTGTAGAACAGCACATAGGGTTTGGCCGAATAGGGATCGCGCAGCACCCGCACGCCCATCCGGTCGACGACGAGATAACCGGCGCGGAAGTCGCCGATGGCGATCGCGAAGGCATTGGCGGCCACGTCGGGCATGTCTTCCGCCTCGGTCACCGGAAAGCCCATCAGCGAAGCCGGCTGGCCGGGCTGGGCCGGCGGCTGCCAGAGATAGTTGCCGTCAGCATCCTTGAACTTGCGGATCGAGCCCTGGGTGGTGCGATTCATCACATAATGGGCGTTCTGGCGATGGCCGGCCTTCAGCATATAGGCGGCATCGATCAGCACGTCGCCAGGGCCGCTCGTGGCAAAGGCACCGGCCGCCCCGGTCGCCGCATAACCGATATTGCCCCAGCTCCAGCTCGCATTGGCAACATTGGTATAGGCGAGAAAGCCCTTCGGCTTGTTGGTGCCGTTGCCGGAAACAAAGGCGGTGCCCTCCTGTTCGGCAAAGGCGATATCGACTTCGGAGGCGATCCAGCTTTCGATATCGACCGCCGCATCATCGAGCAGCCCCTGGGTCGCCGCCGGCATCGCATAGAGTTCCATCGTCTCGAAGGAGAGTTCGGCAAGCGATGGCGTTGTCGTTTCGGTGCGGGCACCGGTTTCCGAGACCCAGCCGGTCGCAAGGCCGGCAAGCGCGAACGGTTTCTTCAGCACATGGCCGGAAACCTGCCGCACGGTCGCGAGCGCCCGGATCGGCGAGACAACCGAAAGCCGGCGGCCAATCTCCGTGTCGGTCTCGTTCGGCACCAGGTAGCCGCCGTCGCTGGCCGTCCCGGTCGAGAAGGCCTTTTCCTCGAGCGTGCGCAGACCCGTCTCGTCGCCGCGGCGGATATAGGCCTCGAAGGCGGCCTTGTGTTCCGTCATATCGACCGTCTGGCCGGTATTGTTTCCGAGGGCCGGCCGGGCCTTGCGGACGAGGATCTGGTCGAGCGCCTTCTTTTGCTCGTCGATGGCGCGGTTGATGCGGTCGACCTTTTCGGTCGTCACCACATCGGCGCTCAGCTTGCGCTCGATCTCGTCGAGCCGGCGGTCATTGGCCTCGCGAAAGGCCTCGAAGGCCCCCATGAAGCCATCGAACGCATCGGCGATCGTCTCCGGCATCGCCTTGATTTCGGGGGCATGATTGTCAGTCTGTCGTTCCATGTCGCTACTCGCTTTCGTTAGGACAACAAAAGGGGCCCGAAGGCCCCTGGGGATTGCCGGTGACCGGCGAAGAATGTTTGGTCGGCGCGCCGCGCCCTGGCAGGGATCTTTCACCGCCCTGCCCTGATCCGCCGCGCCGAGCGCCGGAGCAATCCGGCCAGCCTGAAGGAATCGCCCGCCCGCTTGACCTCGCCCACGCGGGCGCCGGGCAGCATCGGAAAGGTCACGATCGAGATCTCCCAGAGATCGGCTTCGAGGATCAGCCGGACGCCGCTCTTGGGTTCGGCCCGAGCGCGGACGGTGCGAAAGCCGATCGAAAGACCATCGAGCGCGCCGGCCTTCATCAGATGATGCACCTCGCGCGAACGGGCCACACCGTCCGACAGCACCCCTTCGACATAGAGGCCGCGGCCATCCTCGCGGATCACCTCCCAGCGCCCGATCGGCTCTGACGGATCATGCTGGTAGAGCATGCGGACGCCCGGCGCGCCCCGACGGGCGAGCGAACGCAGGAAGGCGCCGCGCTCCACCCGGTCGCGGCCGAGATCGACCTCGCCGAACAGGCTGGCATAGCCCGAGAAGCGGCCGGATCCATCGAGCATCTTGATTTCCATGCGCGCGCTCTTCCGCTCGCATGGGGCCTTGAGAACAACGGCGCTCATGGCATCTCCTTGTGCTATCAACTCAACGAAACGTACCCGACCGCAAGAACGGTCAAGCGAGACATCGTCCGGATCGGTAGAACCGTCCTGTCGGAACGAAGGAACGGGAATGAACATCATCGAAGGCGCCATCTGGCAGGTCGAAAGCAATCTCAGGAGACTCCTGTCGCTCGAAGCGATCGCCGATCGTATCGGCGTGACGCCAACCTATCTCACGCGCGCCTTCACGCTCGTCACCGGCCAGTCGCTGATGCGCTACGCCCGCGCCCGCCGCCTTTCGGAGGCGGCACG